CTGCTTTAGCGCCTTTTGCGGCTACGTTAGCTCCTTTTGCTATGGCGTTTAATCCTTTGGCGTACCCCCCTACACCACCTAAAGCAAAAGATTTAAGGATGTCATTAGTATCTCCCCCAGTAGCAGCAGTTACTAACGCAGAAGCAGTACCATAAGCACCTGCGGTGCCAAGTGCGCCTCCAGCAGTACCGGCAGCGGCAGCGGAACCAAACATACCAGAGCCAGCTAAAAACCCCCCGCCATATACAGAAGCTGCAATAATAGCTGCCATTTTTATAGCGTCTTTGACTGAGCTATCTTTAACTTCTTTGGTGCGGATTTCAGCATAAGACATTGGATCGTACAGGTACGATGAGCCGTCTTTTGTTTGTCGTGCAGGAGTTACATCGTACTTTGCATATAGGGACTGAAGCATCGGGTCACGCTTGTACGCTTCCATCAAGGCATCTTGGTAGCCTAGTCCTTCAGTTGCCTGTAGGTACGGTATCTGCTCTTTCAATATGGGTTTAACTAACGACTGAAACTCAGATAGTTCTGCGGCATTAGAGCTAGTGTGTGTTTGTAAGTTACCACCAAATTTTCTAGTTTCGGCTTCTGTAGGTATAATGTCGTAGCCATAGTGGTCGCTTAGAACTGCGGATGTACCACCTAAACCACTAACCCCCGCGATACTACCATAAGCACTTTTGGTGTCTTTTATGTTAGTGACAGTTTTAAAACCTGTTAAGTATTCAGGTACACCCCCTACATAAGAGCGGTACTCTTCATCTCCAAGATTACGTGTATTATTGTAGTCTACTTCACCCCCACCAACACCACCTTCACCACCAATTATATCTGTGGTTACTAACCCCGGAATAGACCCAAAAGCTTTTTCGTAGGCATCGTCGTAATAATTATCTATATTATCTACGTCGTTAATTTTTTTGTAGTCAGCACCGCTAGAAACTATGTTGTCTCTATAATTTTGTAGTCCAGAAAAATCAGAATCTGAACTTAGAAATGGGTTTATTTTCTCGGCAGTGGGCGCAGGGGCAACGTAATCTACCCCAGCACCGGGTACACGATTGTCGGTTATAGCGGGCTTAGGAGCTACGGTTTTGACAGGTGCAGGCTTGGGCGCTACAGGGGCAAAGCTAGGCGTAGGTGGGCCTCCTCTATATGGTACAGGCGTAGGTTTGGGTGCTACAGCTTTAGGTGCAGTTGTGGGAGCAGGTACGTTGCCAATACCTGATTGGTACTGGGCTATACGCCGTTGTAATTCGGCTTGGTCTAATCCACCTAGCCCTAAACTTCCTAGCCCTATGTTCCCTACGTTCATTACGACACCTCTAAGAAACTAGCTACAACGTGCAACCTGTTAGCAGTGGCGGCGGTAACTTTGATGATCTCTGACTCTTCAATAACCAACGGTGCGGTAAGTAGCTCTACGGTAGTATTGGCGGCTACAGCTTTTACTTTAAACACGCTAAACACCGCAGCGGCGGCATCCGTAATAGTCACTGTTATGGTGTCTGCGCTACCTGAGTCTTCAGATACAAGAATGGACTTTACAATAGTTGTAGTAGCTGTAGGGCACGTATACAACACAGTTGCAGTGGTTGCAGTAAGATCTACCTTAGCATTTTTATAGTTATGAGCCATTAGCTAAAAAACCACCCTGCGGTTTCGGCCTGCGGGGATGTACTAGCATCTCGTAAGCCTTTATCCAACTGGTCAAAGTATATGCGTAAGGTAGCATTAAACTGGTCAAAGTCCGACTGGTTATACTGTGCTGGGGGATTAGGTAACGTAGGCGAAACAAAATCTATATTGTACTTTGTATTATCTACAGGCATTACCGTCTCCCGTCTGGGCGCATATCAATACGTGGAGAGCCAAACTGCCAAGCTACCCCTGTAGCAGTAGACTGTACTTTTATAGCCATTTGCCTACCGCGTACACGCACGTTTATTTGATCTGTAAACACTTCCACTGGGACAGAAGCAGTACGTGCTACAGCCGCAGCGTTTACACCGCCTTCAGAAAGAGGGTTGTTAAACCCAGACCCAGAAGATTGTAGTGGTAGTAAAGACATCTCAACGCTTGGACTGTCTGAGGTAGACCCATCAAAAGACATGTCTGGTAACATCTTATGTACAAAGACAAATTGGTGCCCGTCTTCTAAGTCAAATTGAGCAGAAGATATAAAGGAGTTTATAGCTACTACGCTACTGCCTTCGTTATCGTCTAAACCTTCTTCATGGTTAACTAAATTATTAGTGTAGGTAGATGCGATGGGGAAGTCTCTTACTCCTGAGTCTACCCATGCAGTACGAGCTAAAGTGCCAAAGTACCAAATATCTTGGTCATAATTGTATATGACGTACTTATCTACGGTAGTAGAGTCCTTAGAACAGTAGAACCACCATATCTCACCAAAACTTTCGTTTGACCCTACAAATACTTGTGCGTACTGGGCAGTGTTCAGGTCGTTAAATATGTACTTTTTAAGGTCACATCTGAGTGTTTGCACCCGACCATCGTATTTGTAGAAACCTCCTACCCCCATCCAGTAAGATACACCGTTAACGTATATAGCCGCATTCCTAGAAGCGATAGATAAGTTATCACCTACTAACTGCGCTCCCCACACTACAGGTGCGCCTACATACTTTAGCGTATACAGCGCGGTGTCAGTCCATATAAGAACTTCCTGACGAGCCTGTACGCCTGTAACTATCTCAGATCCACGCGATAGTCGTAGATCACCTGCTTGGTTTGTAGATGTGGGTGTCCAGTTAAGGGCACTTTCTTGGTCTGACCACCTGATAAGCATAGGATCTATTGTGGTAGTGCCTAACGCATTAGTACCAAGAAAAAATACAAATCTGTTTATGTCTGATACAAGAATATAGTTCTGTATAACAGGTGCTGTAGAACCACTTATGCCAGACAGTAGAACTGCACGGGTAGTTAGCCCATCTTCTGACTGATCCCAAAAGAAAGCTGCGCCGGTTCTTGGGCCAAACACAAGGTCTTCACCAAAATTAGCTTGGCTCCATGTACGAAAAGAGTCTGTAGAAGAGCCGCCTGTACCCCATATACCATCACCCCACGCACCAGCACTCCAACCTACAAGGGGTTCTTCTGTTTCTGGGCCGGTGTTAATTTGGTATTTAGCGGTGACAGTTCCGCCACCTGTAGCAGATGAGGATGCCGCAGAAGTAAAGGTTATAGTGTATGTATTAGCGCCGGGGGTTTTACTTATTTGGAACTCGCCCCTTACGGTAATGCCGCCTACGGCAGCGCCGCCGCTAAACGTAACAAAGTCCCCATCAATATACCCACCAGCGCCATCCGCAACCGTTACAGTAGTAGACCCAGATACAGTGGTAAACGGGTTAGTTAGAGTCACAGTTGCGCGTTCAGGGGTTATGTCGTAATAAGCACCGCCACTTTCTATATAAAATTTAAGGTTGGTGCCTATACCTAGATACCTACTTCCCTCTAATGTAACCCACGAAAACAAAGATCTAGCTATACCAAGAAACGTAGCTTCAGACACACGAGTCCACCCACCTATTTTTTCAGGTGTACCTTGTCTAAAACGCACTTTATCGCAGTCATACCAACCACCTTCACTGGTGTATATAGTATTTTCTCTATTGACTCCGGGTTTTAGCTGTAGCTTCTTTAACGGCATTACTTATACTCGCCTGTGCGGATCATCTCGGTGACCTCTACTGCTCGATTGCCTACCTGCTCACTCCACTTGCTGTCCATGAACTCATCAGCAGCAACATCAAACTGCTCACGCGACATAGCCTCAAGCGCCTTAACAAAGCCCCGCAAACGTGTCTGACCCAGATTAAATGAGATGTCTACCAAGGCATCTTGACGCGCTTCGTTCATTGCAGGGAACCAAAAGTAACTATCGGTAAGTTCTTCTCGTACCCGCTTGATGTCGTTGTTTAGCAGGTAGTTAATTTCATCTTCCGACAGGCCAAGACCAGACTCGCTGATGTTTCGACCCACCGCAATTGTTTCGTAATTTGCGGAGCACATATAAACTTTAGATCGCACACCTTCGTGGCGCTTTA